CTGCAACTGCCTCGCCCTCGTACACCATCTGAAAGGTGTCGGTCTCGAGAGCGAATCCTCCGACCACCAACGGAACACGGACCTGAGCATCTGTCCAAGGGTTTGTAACACCCTCCAGATATGCCAGCACAGCCTCGTCTTGCTTTGTGAAAGCATCCTCCAATTGAGCCTTGGAGGTTCCGAGGGCGGACCCGATGCCACTAGGGCGTGAATTTCCCTTGTTGATTCCGACTTGGGGCGGCCGCAGCTGCGGTTTTCCGGTGACGGTAGACACCCCAGCAGCGCGTCGACGCTGAGCGGTTGACGCGTTCTGTGGGAGCCCGGGGATGGACGCGACACTCTCTGCAACAGCCAATCGTCGGGCAGCCTCCTTCTTGGCGGCTCTCCTGGCTTGCTTCTCTGTCTGCGGTCCCTGCATCGTGTAGGTAGTCGTTGGGGCGCCACACGTAACAGCAGCGCGGGCACTTGAGCTCGATGAACCCTGGTCCTGACGTTTTTGATCGACTTGAACGATGATCAATCGCGTATCCCGGACGATATTTGATAGTGCGGCAAACACATCCAGCTTCTTATAGCGCGCAATTTTCGGCACGCCAAAGCGAGGCTGGTAAAGGCAACGAACTCCACTCGTTCCCAATGTGGCCGGCAGGCTGCTAACCGTTCGCAACTCTGCCTCGAGATCCAACCACTCTGGAATGGGGTCTGCAAAACCCCGGCTCAGACACAAATCCTGAAGAGCAGCGAAAAACGCCTGCTCCGAGACCGGGGGCAAACTCAAGGGCGTCTTCTTCAGACGCTGATACCAGCTCTTGCTCTGATGCAGCTTGAGACGGGCCTCCTCGAAATCCAGTTTAGAAAGACCAGCGGCACTGGCCAATCGACGCATCATATGACACAATGCGGACCCAATCGGGGTTCGTAACATCCCCTGATCAGTTGAAATCGCAGCCGCGTGCATTTCCATGTGTTTCTCCCCTGCGTAGATGCGCGCAGTGTCGGGAAAAAGGAAGAAAGTCTTCAGCCATGCCATAGGGCACCACTTCATTCCATCCTCATCCGGAACGAACAAACCTCCCAAGTAAGTCCGTCGGGTAATGGTTGAGAAAAACATGCTCTCAAAGGGGTACGCCGTGGCCACATCATGCTCCCATTCCAGAACATGCCCATTGCGGGTGCCATTCACGTGTATACTCAGAGCGAGTTCCTCTGGATCATCCGCGTCACCGGACACCCATTCGTGCCAACCCCGCACGACAAAAAGCAGCTGACAGAACACAGCTTGAATCGACGTCAAAGGATTCCCTGTAACGGTACTAACCCCTGGCGCCACCCAATAAAACCTCTTGTCCTTGGGCTCCCCGCGTATCTTGAGCTCCCTGAGTCCCCTGCAACGATCCATGTGGGCCTTCGCCTCACGGTCGTCCAGACCACCCTTCCTCATAAGATCCACGAAACACAGCTGAACGTCCAACCCACAAGTCTTATCACAAGTGGCCAAATCGTACGCCGCAAATCGGGCCGCCTCACCCACCCAACCCCGCCGATGGCAGACGAACATCATGATGTTATCGTCGCCCAAAGCGAGCATGTGGAAACCGTCCTCGAACCCACGACGAGCTATCCACTCATCAAGCAGGTCGGCACGCGAGTCCAACATATAGGTGAACGTCATGAAACAGCCTTCACGGCGCATCTCAAACGGCTGGGAAAAGTTCCGCTTCCAAACCAAAAGCCAACGCATGAGATCCAGCTGATCCAACTCTATCGGGTAGATTGGACGCTCTTTCACTTTGTCGGCCTCGGCCAAATCATCGCGCAGCGGCAGGACCTCATCCTGCTTGGCCACCACGGGTTGAACGGGCACTTTTGGCACGCCTTCCTTCTCCAACAGGTCCAATCGAGACATGTACCACATCTCTTTTGCCGCACTGAACTCCTGCCCACGAATGTAGACACGGAACTCGGCCACTGTGAGTGGCTCGACGGCTTTGAAATGGGAGAAAATGTAGTGTGCCGCAAGCTCGTAACCGATGCGTATCGCGATTCGATCCGGCGTGGGAACGGGGGACTCGAGGCGCCACTTGACCATCTGGATCATGCTCA